CCGGCGAGGGATGTCAGCGCGATTTGCTCAAAGAAAAGTGGGCGATCGCGAAAGGGCTCTCGGTCGTGCGGGTGCTCCAGGAGGACGTGTGGGAGGATAAACTCGACTGGCAGGGCTGGCTGACCAAATCGATCGAGGGTGCGCGATCGGGCGAGCCAAGGGGGTTCGTCCCTAATGCACCTGAGTACCGGTCGGCTAAGAGCGCATACGTGCAGCTGCGATATCCAGGGTGAGGGTGGGCGGTAGTGAAATTAAAAATATGCAGTAAAAGAATACAAATTTATAATGAGTCAACAAAATCTAATAAAAGCTATTCAACGCAGTTTACAAAACGCGACAAATATTGCTATTCAAGAAAGTTTAGAGAATGATCAAGTTAAAAGAGCTCTTAAAGCAAGTTTAAATAATTTAGATAGGTTAGATAGGGAACGACGTCGAAAAGCAAATGAAAACAAACAATTTGGAGAAGCTGTTCTAGCAAGTTTAGCGTATGAACAACTTCAAAAACGAAAAGCAAGTTCACAGAATAAAGGTAACCTGACAAGATCAGGTAAGAAAAGCAAGAGTGGTAATAATAAACCACGTTCTACTGCTGGGCGAAAGGTTAATACACATTTTACACCAAAAGGTTTCAGGCTGGTAAATGTGCCAGGTGATGGTGATTGTTTGTATCATGCTGTGACAAGAGCAATACAAGAAACATATGGGAGAACTGTACATACTTTCAAAAGTATGCCGGAATTTAGAGACGATTTGATTCAATGGATTCAAAATAAAAAACCGATACATAACGTTGATAGACAAGGAGTCCGTAGGATACGTGCAGGTGGTTGGGGTGAAGAGTATGAAGTGGCTAAAATTGCTGCTATGTATGGTGATCTTACGAAAGGTGCCTTTTGTATTAATGTGTATAATGCTAGACCTAACGTACCCGAAGAGTATAGGTCGCAAGTTTTTAGTAGCGTGCCTTTGAATCAGTTGAACTCTAATCGACGGTGCAAAAAAACAATATATCTTCACAACAGTGGAGCCAGTCGCGCATCTGATCACTTTCAGTATATGATGAAGAATAATAAATAGACAAAGCACAATCTCACAAATAGATCAATCTTGCATATGCGACAAATCTTCCCCGTCATCCATTCCGTGATGTCCGGTTCCCCTCACCCCATCGCCGTCTTCGTTCTCGCCCTTCTGGGTTCTTGCGTGATGTATACCCTCATCCTCCGAGCTATGTTGTGAATCGTTAGATCCGATCTCTTCATCATCAGATTGCGCGGTTTCATCAAAGCTATCATCATCCGAGTCGGTAGCAAGGGGGTCGACTCCAACATTTACGTCCACTGTCTTTTGTCGCTTTCCAGCTTCCGTATCAATATCTTCTGTGCTTATTTTTTCTGCCTGATGGTATAATTCGTTCACCTCCAGTCTGCATTTGCCACAAATCATTGTGGGAAGTGAGCTGGTGTAAACTGTGCCACATTTAGCACACGTGTTGTCATTTTCTGGCGTTCCAAATTCGATGCTTACCCATTTTTTGAACGGGTCCGTATCCCCATTCAGGGACCCCAGGTCGTCCTCAATCATTGAATCTATTTCAAAGCGGTCATGGCCAGTCTCATCTTCATCTTCACCTTCATCATCACGATCGAGACTATTTGCCCGTTCCGTGGCCTCCTCCTCTTGTGCACGTTCGAAATTCATCCTGTTGGTGTTTGCATCTTGTGTAACTGAAGCGTGCCCGACATAAAAGTCTTCAGCCCAATCGATATCGGGTGGCCTCCTAGGCCATACGATAGTTCCTTCTGGGCGGTAGAGATTGGCCATATTGTCCACCATCTTGAACTGACGCTCTTCATAATCCGGATCATCCCAGTCATCCGCTTGCCAAAGTCCCTCTTCATTTGCCACTCGATACAAGGGTGTTTTATGAAGATCCTTAAAGCCTAACCAGGTGTCTTCTGTGATTTCTTTATAGAAGTTGCGACCATACCCGATAGTGATGCTTCTGAAATCAACAAATTCTTCCTCATTTGAATCAGTCTGGTCCAGAATCGCTTTCGGTACAATAAAAACATAAACTGCTCTCTTATTCTCTGCAGCCAGCTGGGAGAAGTCTTCCTCGGCAGCAACTCTTTCTGAATTTTTTTGATGTTGTAACATGAGAGTTTTGTCGTAGAATTTGACAAAGTTTTGAGAGACACCCTCACTTTTCAGCTGGCCTTTGAACATGAGGCGAAGTCCTTTGATGTTGAAATCCTCCTTTTTGACCAGGAGGCGACGCGACATGACGTCAATAATGTGATCAAGGTCAAGGGCGTAATATTCGACATTATCGTCTAGATTCAGCTCACGTTTCTCGTCTGGTGATAATGTTCGAAGATTATGTAAGCCAAAGCACATGCCTTCAGGATCCATAGCATTGTTGCGCAAACACATCTGGCGAAAACAGTTTGAGAATTTGTCTATAATGCCCGCATCGGATGAATATTCGACAGTGATGCGACAGATTTCTCGCGCCATGTAACGAAACATGTCGTCCCATTGAGTCGTTTCAGAAGGAATCAATCTTTGGATCAGAATTCTGAAATACAGAGCAAGGCCCCAGTTTTGGGAAGACCGGGTTCCGATACACTTGTTGGACAGAATGACTGTCATAAAATCGATACAGTCTTGTACGTATACTTTGTTGATCGGAAATCCAAGTATGTCGACACAAAGCATTGATGCGATTGATTGCATCTTGCGCCAATGGGAAAGCAGAGATGAATCAAATGATGATATTTTCTTAATGTTTTGCATCACAAGTCTGCTCTGAACCGGCTGGTCATTGGGACAAAAAACGTGATTGGTCGTGACCATGAGCTGACATCTACTGCTGCGCATTTTTTTGTAAACGACACGTACCATTGCATCATAAAGAGATTTGATGGTTTCATCCAGCTTGTTTGACTTTTCACCTCCAGTTTTGAGATCGTCCACACAAATTGGAATACAAGAAAATATTTTGCCCAGTATTTCGTACAAGCCAGCATCAGTTGCTGATGCGCACATTGCCTTGGTATTCATACCGAAGAGTGCATTCAGCATTTTGATCATCTCAGTTTTCCCTGTGGACCCCTCAGATGAAGTAAGGACTTTGATGAACACCCCAAACATCTCTCTCTGTATGTACTCAAACTTTGGGGCGCAGAAATAACTCGCCAAAGTCACCATGAAAGCTTCGTAATTGATGCCAGTGAACTTCTTTGCCAGGTGCATCAGAGTGCGGAAGAAGCGCAAACGCGTAAGATCATCTTCGACCGGGCAGATACAGGGGTAAAAGTTGGGTGAGAGTTGAGACTCTGCAAAGATTTCATGCATCAGCTTGTACCCGGCTTGTTTGTGAGTGACTATCTGTCCCGTGCTTGCATCAATCACACAATTCGAGAAGCAAAATAGGCCAGCTGACAGCTTATGCTTAGTGCCGTATTGAAATCCGAAGTTGTCAATTGCACGGAGAATTGTCTTGTTTGCAAGAAATACCTGTGTCTTGTTTGCAAGCAGTTCTCTGAAATACGCGAGATTGAAATTCCGTGTGAAGACATTGCCAAGGGGGGGCCAGAAACTGCCCATCTTTTCAGAAAGCGTGGTTAGGCTTTTGGTATCGCTTTGCCGAAGTGTGATTGGGATACGTACTAGTCGGTGTCTGAAGAGTTCCTGGTCGTCAATCTCAGTCGCACACAGGATCGTCTTCATTCTATTCTCAGCAGAAGGGTTCACTTTCATGATGATGTAAAGCTCGTAGACAGCCTCGCTCAAAGATCGATCTGACACAATCCGATACATTCCTTCAAAGTTGGAAAATACGCAAGTCAATATCTTTCTCTTAATTTCAATGTAGCCATCCTTGCTTGGTTTTCTCAGGACTGCAAATGTCTCGTTATCGTCAACCATGAACACCACATCAGCATCATCATCATCACCGTGCATATCGTTCAGTGGTACAGTAGGTACAGTAGGTACAGCATCACTTGCGGGCGGGGGTATTGTTTCCACTAACTTCTTGATCCAATTACCAGGCTTGAAAATGTCAACATCATGCCTCAGAATCGCAAATTGTGCCATACCCCCGCTGTACAAGTCCGATCCATTTGTTGCAATCCAATGGTTATTCGTATCTGCTGGGCATGGTGGGACTGCCCAGGTAATGATCAATGCTGTTGTCGCTTGCCTCATCTTTGGCCAGTACCAGATTGTTAGCTTGTTCGTAGCATCTTCAGAGTCGGGGGCAGCATAGCAAAACTGCACTCGCAAGTCCTTGCACATCAGCGTCCTAGCATTTGCTGCTTTCAGAGCAGTGCGACAATCGGTGAGAAGAACGTACCCCTTCAAGTCATCAGTCCCCATCATTTCTTGTTCTAGATCGCCCGGGTTCTTGTCTGTCGTCCACTTGATGGCCTGAGTACGACAAAACAGTCAGCGTCGGCAAAAGCACAGGGTTGGGGACACCGGGCTGCGAATCATACACCTGGCACTGGTTGATCGTCACGTAAACTGCTTTCAACTCTCGATCCGAGGTTTTCTCTTGCAAGTTAATCTTGGCTTTCTGCACATCATCAAGCTTCTCAACGATCTCTTGCATCATCGACGTGAATAAGGACAACAACACTGGGTCTTCGACCTTGTGGTGCCCACGCCCGCGCTCGTTCTTGAGACGAGAGATTGTGAGGATGTTCGTCTCAGGATCTGTTGCAGGATCATCCCATGGGGGGTCTCGCCAGTTGGGGCTGGCCACTGGGACCAACACCATGGGGCAAACGATCGCGCGGGAACGCAAGTGGTTCGGTTTGTTGGTCCGATTTGGACCACGTCCGTTTTAGACGGGATCAGTATGTTAAAAGTACCCGAGACGTGACTTGCGCACATTAGACGATTTTCGCTTACATCCTTCACACATTCCAATAAAAGTGCTAGGAATGCATGCAGCCAAACCAAGTTGAAATTACATGTCAGTAAAAAACAAAAGTGTCTACACCCACTTGTTTCACGGTCGTATAACCAAGAGCAGAAATCTTCTGTATCATTTCGTGTTGAGACATGGGCATGTTTTCGTGTTTTCTTTTTTGATCAGTCCAAATTTCAATAATTATTACCGGTAAATTCGTTCGCAAAGTTTTTTCAGCACCATTTAGAAATCTTTCTTCGTGACCTTCTATATCAACCAGCATTATGTCTATCGTTTCGTTGAAAGCAAAGTCATCCAGTGGCACACACTCCACAGAAGCATTTCTGGTGTGATTTTGCGCATGTCTGATATTCTTTTCGATTTCATCTGTGGACACTACATGACAACCACCTGTATTCTTTTCGTTGAAAACAATTTTTGAGTTGTGTGTGTGGTCACTTAGTGCGAAATTGTAAGTGGTCATATGTGTTACTGCGTTCAAGTTGCGGTGCAAGTTTAAATGTTCAAAATTACTTCTCACTGGTTCGAATGCAGAAATACGCGACACAGAGCTAGCGCAAGCAATACAAATAGTTCCAATATGAGCCCCGACGTTTACTAAATGACATTTTCCCTTTTTTGCCATGATCTGTTGTGCGATCGACTTCACTACAGCAACAAGCTCTGGTTCCCAGAGGCCATTAGTAGCAAGATGTTTTTGTATGAGATCCGCGAAATCTTTCACCACGAAAAGGCTTCCGGCAACACTGTAGAGAACACCGTGAGGATGCATTCTTATTTTCAATCTCTGAATATTTTTTGTTAAGTTGAATTCACGCGCACATCAGACATCGCTTTGGAGGACATGTGCATGCAACCACTCGCTCACAATATCACAACTTAAAACATCGTTGATAAACTCAGACTCCTGGCAAGCAAGCCGGCAGGCATCAGAGGAAAGCAGCGACGCATCAAAAGAATCAAAAAGGGTCCGGCGCATTGAGTTTTCAGAAGCCGTGTCATCAGAGACTGGTGTTATCACAGATGCACAATCCTGCACCTTCTGTTTGTTTCCACTGCTTGCTTGCCAGTGTGCAGGACGTATGTTTTGTTTTTCAGCCGTCTTACCCGTCATGCGGCGCAACTTGAACTTTAGTTGTTTAATGCTTCTCTCATAGTAGCCCCGTGATTCTACTCTTTCTTGCCACTTCATCTGAATGTTCGTCCATGCAGCCCTGCTTTCATTGCGTCCAATCTCCTCCCACAGCTCAAGGAGATAGTCACCTTCTTCAGAAGACCACTTTCTACTGGCGCTGACGACTCTAACCACGGCGCTGGTATCGTAGAAGGGAATAGTACGAATCGCATCTTCTGCAGGAAGCTCGGTTAAGTTACTGACCAGTGTGTTCATCCGTAAGCACCTGTCGAGAGGATGGGTGAGACAAGGGGTCAAACTCAGTCCGCGGAAGCGAAGTGTGCTGGTGCGGTTAGTCGATAGCACATGTGGAAAGTCCATGGCTGACAAAAAATCCTCTTTGAAAGTCGCCCTACACTCAATTCTCTTCTTCTTTCTCTCTTCAATTGAAGAGAGAAAGAAGAAGAGAATTGAGTGTAGGACACTTTTTGTCAGCCGTGGACTTTCCACATGTGCAACTCCGCACCGTACCTTAAAAGGCAGGCGGAAAAGCGTTCACCACCTTCATCCAGCCGGTCCGGCAGGCGCGTGCGGAGATCGCCCCCTGTGGTCAAGTCGTGAAAGCGAGAGTCACCAAAGCCACCAGGCTCACCACGTGTCACGCGTGGTGTGCAGATCATGCCTATCACCGTCGTGCCACCACACCTGAAGTTGCTGGTGCCAGTGTTCACTCAGTCGATGCAAGACTTGGTGGGTATGAAAAAAGAGCACCATTATTCGGAGGGCTATGACATTTGCTTTGTTGATGTGAGACAGCTCTTTGACGAGTTGTATAAACAATGGCTTACGCTAGAGGCTTCCGGTGAGCACGAGTGCCTCGATGAGGAGAACAAGATCCTGGAGAAGCTGGGCATTCACATGCCGATTGAATTCGAAGCGGAAGAGCATCCTCTAAAGGACTTCTCAACTCCAGGGCTTTACCCTGATGCTGTGGATAAGTGGCTACGCGCCGCACCGTACCGTAACACTCTTCATATTGATCATCGTGAGCAGTACGGCGTCTTTGAGGAGACGGGAGGGCGGTATGTGTTGAAGGAAGGTGTGACGCAATTCGATTTGGTGTCTATCTGGCCTAAGGAGATCTACGCTGCTGTTCACGCAGCACGTGATGGTGGCTACATGGTTGCTGATGGAACTCTATCCAAGTCTTGCGAGGAGTTGTACAAGGAATATATGACATGGGATATCTCGGTTTTCATCAAGAGAGGACTTTGACTCGCTCGGCGTTGTTGGTGTTGGGTGTGCTCCTGTGCTCCTGTGCAGAAACGAAAACAAGCATCCGTGCTCGCCCCACCCCACCCCCCACGGCCCCCACGGGGAAACGGTGTAAAGGGAAACAATGTAACGGGGGTAGTATTTAAATGGTGACTATATCAGATTTTGGGAGCCTCGGAATTAAACGATAACATTTCTGTCAGATATGGCACAGAGATTATGGACCAAGATCTTATAGTTAAAGTTGGTGATATTTAGAATCCAAACCAAAGTATTCGGTTTTCGGTACACAATGGAGAAGTGTTGCGAAGGATGCTCTCGCGTTAGTCAATGACATCTATCAATCCATATTTTAAACAGGTTTGTGCATTAAGATATTTATCTCGTGACAGTAATTGATCGAGTTCAGAACGTTTTAAATTGGTATGTTTTAGGTAGATATTGATTAAGTTTTCCATAAGAACTTCTGAGTTTTTCAACGCCTGTGTGAGATCATCATACTTACCAGAGTGTACTGTGGAAAGCTGGTGAATCAGGAATATAGAATTTTTGCTCATGTGACGGACATTTCCTGCAACGGCCAGTAGGGTAGCCGCAGAAGCGCAAAGTCCGTCTACATAAGTATGCACCTCAACAGGCAATGATGTTATCAAATCAGACGTGTACAATGCTGGTATCAATTCTCCGCCCTCACTTTGAATGTGCAAATGAATGGGTTCATTTGATTCCTCAACCATGTTACAGAGTATGGAATTGAGAGATAATAATGATTTGGAATCAATTGATCCATAATATCGCAGACGTCTTGTAGAAGGTGTGCTTGCAATAAGTGCCTGTTCGCCTCCTTCTTCCTGCTCCATCCGCAAAAAGTCTTGCCCCATTGATGCAGATAATTTTCGGTCATCTGCAGCTAACGACATGAGACTGGATCCTAACAACAAGGGTCGTCTAGCAATAACGTTCGCAGATGAAAATGCGGTAATAATCGACAGAATCATTTAAATGAGTTCATAAAAAAAATTCAAATATTTAAAGACATTTTTTTTCTCGTTTTTAATGATTTCAATAATTTGGATCGTTTCTGGTGTTTTGTTGCTTGTGATGTTTCTGAAGAGAAGATACAAGGCTCCACGATATACCACGCAGAAATTTTCAAGAAGTTGTAAGTACCTTGTGAAGACTGACATTATGACGTTAAAAGTACCGTGGCATGTACAAGTTTTGGATTACACCCCACAAGGAAGTACAGCAGACAGTTTCACCTGGTGGTGGTTTGACACTACTTACATTGATGGAAAAAAGAAATTTCTTATTGAGGTATCTCCAGTGACTTTCTCTAGAGTACCAATCAACCCCATGGGTAGGACAGGATATTCGGGTATGGGCTTATTTCCAAAGTACGGACCAACTCACATGATAATGACTCTAGTTTACTCAAAGACATTTGGGTTCTTGCGAGCCGTTTACACGAAAAGGGGGGATTTGATTTACCAGGGCTATATAGATCATCCCATGAACACCGACAACGCATGGTATGAAGCTGAAGTATACAGTGTAATTACGGACGAGTCACCAATCGAGAATGATCAAGAAGAAGACTGGGTCCTTAGTCTTGCTCAACGCATGTCAGGTCCGCCCTAATGTTTCTCATATATTGGCGTAAATTCAGTAAGCCTCTGATTCGACATCTCCAGAATTGTAACTTCGACAACCGACCCCAGGCGTGCAGGCGCGTGACGCTTCCTGACGAGCCGACTAACCGGTGCACCTCGCTTCTCCAGTGGAAGGAAGCGATCCTGATGAAGCACCCGCCGTCTAATTTCCCCACTCGTTGTCTGTGAACCAAGCGTTCAGACCGTACTTTTGTGTTGCTGCGCATGTCACAGCTTCTCCGCTATGTAATGTAGCATCATTAGGTTCCCCTGTTGATTTTCTGTTCGACCACATAACAGCATTACCTTTTTTGGGAAACACTTTAAGTGGTTCTCCAGCCTTATCCTTTAAGTGTGGGAATGAGGTTGCACCGCCACACCCCGAGTCTACAGTATTCAAATAGCTAAACACAGTCACTGTACGCTGACCGTGTACACCCACTTTATCGGGGTGAAAATAGTCGTGGTGTGCTTCATATTCTTGAGATTCTGAGTATGCAGTAACTTGAAGTGGTTCCAAATTAGCAACTGGTTGTTGTGCAACAGTAGCTATTCTTTTTTCTATACAGGAAACTACATCATCCTGGTTTTTTTTCAAAAATGACGTTGACGATGTTCTTGCTTGTGAAGACTCATTACCTTTTTGACCTGCCACCGTTGATTTTTGAAGTCCATTTTCTTTTGCTTTTTTTATTAAGTAATCCGCTTCCTCGTCAAGCAAAAAGTTAGATACTTCTGTCACAACTGCACCCTTATCATTTGATTGATTGTAAGTGGGAACAACCTCCTTATGGTCAAGACCAGGAATGCAACTTTTCATGTATTATTACATGCCTTTTTTTTTACACCACGCACCCAACAAATATTAATTTTGTTCTATACCCATACACCATTACCCAAAAGCATTCACACTAACTATGAAACATATTCCGTCTACACAACCATGTTTTTTAAGTCCTTATAGGAAATTCCTCCATTTTAACTTTGAGATTGATCTGTTCGATCATTTTTTGTGGAAGAATGTACTTAGACAGATAATTACTCAGGAATTCGAGATCATTCTTGTGTTCCCTGATATGCGGGTCAATGTAATGAGTTTTATATTGGTGGCATTCTGGACACATTCCCCAACGGTTCTCATCACTTTCGAGTGATGTTTGAAGTGCCGTCTGACCGTCTAGCGACACTGGTATTCGGTGTTCATGTATGAGCATCGCACATGGACGTGCTATTCCGACAAAAAAACATTTACGAATGACCCCGATTGGTAGTCCAACACACACACATCCTGTTTTCTGCTTGATTCTATATTTTTCCTGATCCGAATGGTTGACACGTTTGCGTTTTGCTTGTGGTTCATCAACGTCACTTAAATTCTCTAAATTGATTGCCCTTAATTCACAGTAATTAATTAACCCTTGAGATTGTTCATGAACAAACCAGCGCCAGTTAGTGCGAGCAAACCTGTCGCATATTTCTTCAAATTGAGCCACCGTAGGATTGTCGACAAAAGTTTGAACAATCTTTTGGTGTCGCTCTTGTTTGATGGTATTGGATTTAATTGTATTTGTAAAAAAGTCATTGATTATGCAATGGGCAATTTTCTGAGTGTCCGTTGTTAACCTTTTGTAATTTGTTGATAGTTGTTCGACTTCATCAAACAGTGCATGCACTTTTCTTTTATCTTCATTGGATGCAGCAATCAAAGAATTACCAATCATGTTTCTCAACTTCTGCTTTTGTATATCATATCGCTCGTTTAATCTCTTCCTGATATCTGTACAAGCGCTCTGTACGTAACGAAGCAGAACAAGTATTTCAAACAGTTGTTTCACACAACGTTTACCGCCGAATCCCTCATCAGGCCATTTTTTAGAACATTGAATTAGATTCTTTGTGTTTGGATTCAGCATTCGAATTGTATAATTCCAAGCAAGACACCAGGCGCCTGATGTGCTCTTTTCCAAATTGTGATCATTGGGTATTTTGTTACCGGTGAGTGGTTTTGCCCAACTTCCATGCTCTTTCCCCAAGTGAGTTTCAAAAGATTTTTTTGTGAGAGACTTTTCTTGATCGACCACAGCTCCAACAGTAGAAGGTGTGGAGGCTTTGTCGCATTCTTCATCATCACATGGATGATTGAATTCCGTATCGAATGGTGGTCCAGCTAACATGTTGTGTTCGTCTCCGCTATTAGATTGTCGTCCTTTTAAGTGCGCAAAAGTACGAAAAAAATATACGAACATTCTAAAAATGATTACAACTATGAAGATGCTTGTGAATGAAATTTTCGATGGTCTTGCAGGTTTTGCATTGGCTTTCATATTTTTGCGATTTGTGAGGATGATAAACTTTAGACCAGAAAACTTTTGGCCGCGTTTACTGTTGCATATTGTTGAAGTCATCGTGATTTACTTTGTGTTGAGAAGGCTGTTGAAATGCTTACCAGTGGTCTTTCGTGATATCAAGGTCGAGAGAGACACATATGTCTCTCGTGACCTTTACGCAGCAGTCATTTTCTTGCTAATTGACTGGTCCATGATAGATGTTCTCACAGAAAGCTTACATGGGAGTTCTTAGCCGTATTGTATCGCAAGTGATGAGTTTTCCATAGCAATGGTATTAAAAAATTGTTCGTCTTTCAGTGGCTTGATTTCCGACAACACCGAGTAATCCACAGGGGCTTCCTCATGCGCCACAAATCCGTAAGTTTGTGGGTGAGAAAACGGAAACTTTTCATTCTCTTGAATTGATTCGCTTGCTGGTGCAAACGACACTCTCCTTTTCTGAGTAAAATCCCCACTCCCACTTCGTGACTCAGCCACCTGTCTTCTATAATCAGACATTTCCTGATTGTATTCTTCTATCCTGCGACTACATTCAGGCGTGAGAGTATCTGGTGACTCCCTAAGACTCTTTGTGCAATGCTCACTGAGACGCAGGGGCTCAGCTGGCAATATGTCCGCTTTTCTTACAAATGTGTATTGGTCCCGTATAAATTTTGCATCATCATTATCTCCTTTATCATCTACATCATCTAAGAGTAAATCAGAGATATCATTACTTAAATCTCTTTGTGTCATTATGGATCCTGTGATTGGTGAAATCAATTCCATACTCAAGATATTTACTCTTTCTTGTGCTTGCAGACATTGAACTCTTTTTGTTAGGGCACCGGTTGTTCTGCTATTAAATGTTGTAATATCAAACGTGTGTTTCAATCCAGAAGGGATCGATTCGTTTGTATAATCATGAACCTGAATAATTGTTTCATCATCATCGAGTTGTTTCTCGAGCTTATGCGCCAGTTGAGCAATCTGAACTTTGCCTATGTTCTGCGTCTTTGATTGAATAGTGCGTGCAGATCCAATAAATTGTGAATTTAACTGTCCTGGTGCTACGACCTGTTCGTAGGGGTCATCACTCGTTATCATTTCTCTTGTGTATTCTTTCCTATACATACCGAATGCGACAAGTGCTGCCAATAAGATATATGTAAGCAGTTGAGTATTATTCATTTAATGTTACATGACAAAAACATTTTTGTGTGGTACATATATACAAAGATGAAAATAACAAATGTGCGAATAGACAAACTACCACTATCTATAGTCAGACAACTGCAGATGTTAGGAAAGCATCCTATTAGGGCTGGTCAGAAGGCTGCTACCACAATTTCAAAAAGCACCAGGACTTTTAAGCGGAAGGCTAGTAAACGGACCAGAAATGCTGCGCGCAAGATTAAAAAAGTAACAAAACCAGTTGTAAAATTAACATCAAACGTCTTTGATGCTGCTCTATTCGGTCTTCCAGGCATGATACATCGTATATTTCCGGGGCACACACGTAGCGACAGACGCGTTAGAATTAAGAAAAATGCGTAGCCCGCTACTGCGTTCTAAGTGCTGACTTCACCTTCAGTGATTTGCAATTGATTCCCCTAGACAGTAAATGTTTATCTATGTTGCAAGCTTTCCCACCAATCAATACTGCTGCTAGACGTGCCAAGCCCCACGAACTAGCGGTCTGAGACGGCCTAGCACCGCTTGAATAGAACGCAGCTTTCCCCTTGGCCACGATACTCTCTTGAACATTCGCAGGGACACCAGTTGCCTTAAAAATTGCATTTTTATCCTTCATTGATGATATGCCATATCTCTTCTTAAATCTTGTCACAAATGATGACTTACGAGTCCTATGTGACTTGAATTTTGGTCTGTTCAGATATTTACCATTTCTGTAAGCAACTTGACTTCTCAGGAGTAATTCGAGTTGTTTTCTTCTGTTGGGTCCTTTCAAAGCTCCCAAATATTTATCTGGAATTGCGTTCATAAAAAAAACTTATGCTATTAACTCTTTTTTTATTTGCCTACGCGGCAGCAGAGGCACTGGGCCTTTGCCGTCTTTTCTTCGCGGCAGCAGCTTGCCGCTTGTCAAGGTCTTTATATCTCCTCTCAATGGAGATGCCAGTGGCAGCGGTACCAGCGCGTGTGCGTCGCGCAACAGGCGAAGACCCCCCATTTACCTTAGCCCTCTTCTTCGCCAGTGCCTTGGCTTTCTTCATACGTAACATCATCTTGTACGCCAGCGCTATTTGCTCAGGAACGGGATCTCTGAGCCTCTTTTTGGCAGTGTACGCATCCTTAACCATTCTGAAGTATGCACGCTGGCCCCTGCCCGCCTTCTTTGCAGCACCCTTACCGGAATTGTATCTTTTCAGCAGCGCTGAACGGTAGGTGGAAGGGCTGACATCATAGTAGAGTGTTCCACCCTTGGTACCTTTTCTCGCTACCGGTACTCTTGTTCTAAGCTTGAGTGGCTTTGTGCTGGGATTAGCCATAGCCAGGGCAATCCGCTTCTCGATGCGCTTCAGAAGCTTTTCTCTGGGAGTCATTGGTTCTCTGAAGAGATACGTAGTATTCGCGAAATTTTTCGCAGATGTACCAGCATACTTCCGGGCAATCCGTCTCTGACGGAGTGCCTTTGCCCTCTGCCTTTGTGCGTGCATTGCATCCGCGAGCTGAGAATATTTCTTTAGTGGACCTGTCTGTGGCATGTAAGCAGCAACGTTCACTAGCTGCCCATCATTTTGTCTCTTTCTCGCTCCTCTCCTGTGACCGAAGCCATACCCACCGAGGTGCGTGTTGCTTGCCTTAGGTGCCTGCTGGTAAAACTGCATACCAAGTGGACCATCTCTGAGCGTCATTAGTCCCCCAGAAGTTTTAACCAAGTTGCGTCGGGCCGCACGGTCTCTTTTTTCTACCGCCCCTCCTACTGGTGAAAGAGCCACAAGTAATTGCTTTCCAAGTTTAGCCGCATACTCCCTCTTAGCCTTTTGCGCGCGAGCAGCCCTGGTGTCCGGTCGTAATCCGCTTTTTTGCATTTTATACATTTGAAAAATATTTTTTTTTGCGTTTCATGATTATTTAAAAAAATGACGACATCTTAATATATGGTAAGAAGTACATCTCCAACAAGAAGACGCCATGCAAGGGCAGCCCCGTCTGGATTTATGGCATTCTACACCGAGAATTACAACAAGTTTTCAAGTGAATATTCTAAACAACACAAGACGCAAGCGAATGTGACTCTAATTTCAAAAATAGCCGCGACTGCTTATGCTTTACTAACAGATGAGGAGAAATCAAAATACAAGAATCCTGACATTAAGTTTTTCACGGCGGAACCAAGGAGACAAGAACTTAAAAATGAGGCACAGAAGCAGGAGGAAATTCAGACGAAAAAGACCAGGGGTGCAGCACAGTCGCCTCAGAAAGGGGAGGAAAAGCCACCAAAGGAAGCGGAGGAAAAGTCGCCAAAGGAAGCGGAGGAAAAGTCGCCAAAGGAAACTGAGGAAAAGTCTCCAAAGGAAACTGAGGAAAAGTCTCCAAAGGAAACTGAGGAAAAGTCTCCAAAGGAAACTGAGGAAAAGTCTCCAAAGGAAACTGAGGAAAAGTCTCCAAAGGAAACTGAGGAAAAGTCTCCAAAGGAAACTGAGGAAAAGTCTCCAAAAGAAGGGGAGAAAAAGTCACCTAAGAATACAGAGAACGAATTAAAAAACGAAGGCGGTGAGGAGACACAGGAGAAAAACGTGTTAGGCGAGGCGGAGGAAAAGCCATCAGTAAAATCCGTCAAAGTGGACGACATCACCGATGATCTAGAAGGCTTTACATTTTTATAAGACTTATTTTGAACTTAAAAAGAAGTCATCTGAGTGTGTTGACAACTGATGAACTGCACAAATTGGGTAACTTTACAGATTCCTGTCGATCGACTCGAAACGAAGAGATGGATCGAATCTCAGTCACCTGAGATTGTTGCTGATATTTTTGATGTGGCGAGAGAGCTGTTTCAGTTTACTTCATCCATGGCATCCATTCAACAAAATGAGAAAGTAGCAACGATTGCACAGCAACATCTACGCGGTCTGAAAGATAAAGAAACGAAAATAGCAGATTTGAATGAGGAAGTACAAGACTTAAATCGGAAGATAGACGAATTGAGCACAACAAGAGATTCAGACGCAAAGGCATATTCAAAAAAACAGCTTCATCTGCAAGAAGAGCTTCACCGGAATCAGATTCAAGAGATCATGAAGACACAGCAGGAAGTAATCGTCAGCAATCAGGAACAAATGAGACTTTCATATGAAAAAACAAACGAGCGATATGAGGATGAAATAAGTCGCTTAAGCAGTGAGATTCAGACACTGCGAATGACTGAGAAATCAACAAACACACACATGAGTGACGTTCTTCGTGAAAGCACGAGCGTCTTGAAACAATTTACCAAGGATGTAAGCAGTGGCTTCACTGGTGAGGATTTAGTTCGCGCAGTATTTGATGAAGAAATCAATGCTGGTAATCTAGAAGACACAAGCCGTAGTGTTGAGCCGGGTGCTGAAGACTATCTCTGGAAGAAAGACGATACGGTGACATCAATCGAAGTGAAATTTAAAGCGAGCATTCATAGCATTCACGATATGCAGAAGCATAAGGCCAGAATTTTCGAAGCAGCTCGCATGAGAAAAATAAATGTTGCGATTTTTTTGAGCCTCAAATGTAAAATTCCAAACAAACCACTACTTTCGGTGGAAAATGTCTCTGGAATACCAGTGGTGTATGCAGCAGTCGGTGCAGGTCTCTCACCAAAACAAGTCATCCATAACGCATTTGTGTTTGCAACAACACTTGCTCGCCAAACAATCGGAAAAGAACAAGATCAAACTGACTCTGACCTGCTTGTCGAACAAGTGGTTGCCAGCCTGGATAAGTTTATGAAAAACCTTAATCAACAACAAGACTTAATACATCAAATGCGTCGTCAAGTAAACCAAAACTTTCGCTGTCTTGAAGCATTGGAAAAAAACAAAAATCAAATGATTTCTGAAGTCGAGGGAGTCCGAACTGATAATCCACGTTTGTGTGCAACGTTCGATGACACAGACGACAGTAGTGATACGGGTGATGTCGTACAAATCATTTTGGATTACCTGAGCACGCATCGGAAGTATCCTACATCACCAGACCAGCTGGAGGAGGGCCTGGTGACATCACAAGCTGAACTTGACACCCTAGTCAAGACTGCTAAACGCGAAAAAAAGAGAAGACGCATTTAAAACGAAAGAGTGTGATCATGTGTGACTCTAAAGACTCCCTTGTAGTCAGCAGCTGACAGAATCAATTACTAATCACGCAATGGATCTTATCCAGTTGCTCCTTGTACCGCCGGCCGCCATCGGTACCACTCGCACTCTCCTTCACCTTATCCTGATGATTCAAAAAACGTAACCCCTCGCGCGTATCCTCGTCCGCCTCAACCTCCAACTCGCCCGAATTATCATCATAAAGCTGCTCTAAAACGTCCCCCCTGGCCTGGTTCTCCCATTGCTTCTCCCCATCCTCCCCCTGCACCACCACCTGGTAAATAGCACGCTTCTGATTCGGAATCCTCACATTGTTGTTCACACCACCTGGTGCCCTCCGGTACTTTAGCTTGATGAACTGAGGCACCGCATTCACCGGGTCGGCCAGCAAGGAACGGATTTGAGCAGGGGTGATATGATTGTTCGACTCTTTGCCAAAGACGTTAATGTGCTGCTCCACCACGTAACGATTGTTTGTGGTGTTGTTCACAGTCCTTGGCTTCTTGATTAATTCGTCAATTTGTTTATCTTTTGCTGCTAACTGCTGGTCCTTCGCTGCCAGTTGCTCTCGCATAGCCTGTTTGTCTTTCTCCAGACTAGCGATACGCTCTTTGTCACCAGCAGTGGTGATTTGCTTGCAACGTCTTTTGTGTTTGCCCCAATTTCCAGGATCAAAGGTGCTATAGCCACATTCACACACGCGTGCATCCTTGTAAGTTGTGGTGGGCATATTCTTATGGTTATTACAATGTTTTTTAGCTTTAAGATCAATTTTATTTTTACCAACCCTGGTACCAACCCTGGTACCAACCCTGGTACCAACCCTGGTACCAACCCACCCCTCACCTCATATACTAGTGATACTCCTGTCTGGATGGGGTGTTTTAGCATTTTTTGTTTTAGGGTTGGTACCAACCCGGTACCAACCCTACCCTCCTCCTGATACCTCCATTACTAGAGTTACTCCTTCCCTTTCACGTAATATAATAACATAAAAAATAGATATCGCGAAGAGAAGAGGGGGGGGGGGGACACAAAAATTTCAAAAACTTTTTATAGAAACAAAACCTTTGAGGGTCTTGTAAAATTTGTTGGGTCGGAAAAAATTTGGGTCGGCGCCGAAGGCGTTTCACCAAAATTTTGAATTCCAACCCACCTGGTACCAGTGGCATCTTGACCTGCTCACGCCTAAAATCATTTTGGCGAAAAATGCTCAATTTTAGTCGTTGAGAAGGTCGGAACCGGTCAGGCCCGTCCCGATGATGGCGTTACTTTCGCAAACAGCATGCTCAGGTAAGCCTCCCTTGAGCTAAAGAGCAACAGGCGACTGCCACGAAAAGGCCCCTTTTGGCGCGGCAGCAGGCGGGGCCGATTGAGACTTGCGCTTTAAGCCATGATATTCGGGCACGTTTCCAGGCATTTTTTTGATGACATTGCAGGTAGCAGACCTTTTGGAGGTTTTCTCGTCTTGGTAAGGTACGGTAAAAGGGCCGTACTTCTCGTTTATCCACTTGTTCATTTGCTTGAGCGTGCCACGGTAGGGTCATTGTGGTGTGTCCTTTGTGGTCACATCTCAGATCCGAGTCCAACCAAACGCGACTTGTGGTGCTGGCTAGCCCGGCTGGGCATCAGGGCGCCCCACTCAGCTCCCGTACGCGCACGCGCAGGTATATACCACTGTCATGTCAAACGCACCTCCTTCGACCAAGCGCCAAAAGTCATCGGTGGGCGGGGAATCTGACGCGGGGAGCCTCAAGGTGCTAGTCTTCGACGCGACCGAGCCAGGAGAGCCGGGACAG